TCGATACCGCCCTCGCCTTTATCCCCGCCGAAGAGCTTTCCTGCGTTAATGTTTATGGTTTGCGAATGTGTCGCGCGCCCCGACCATGCGGTTTTTTCCCCGACGGTGATCTTCAATAAGGCATCGACCGGACCATAACCGATCCCCATGTGAATACCCATGTAGTAGCGATATCCTACCGTTTGCTTCTTAGCCTTCCCCACGCTGGCTCTCCCACTCCTCAATCGCGATTCGTGCGAGCTTCTGCACGAGCACGTTGTTTATCTTCAGCGCTTCCCGCGCCGGATAACCGTTCTTTAAAAACTCCCGAACGTCCACGCCGTAGCGCTCCATTACCCGCTCACTACCACGCGCGCAAAAGTTCACGCGGCGCGCGAGCGCCATTGTGATGATTGGCTCGTCGGTCATTTTTTCGCAGACCCCGCTTTCACCGGCTTAGTGCGGAAATCCCCCATCCCGATCACTGTCCAGCTCTTTGTGCTGCAGGTTCCGAAGAAGACGGTTAACGGCGTCCCTTCTTCTGTCTGTGGCATATCGAAATCGTCGAATGTAGCCGCTTTCGGCGTTTGCGCTTTGGGCTGCATAAATACGGAAATTAGCGTACTCGCGATAAACATCACGAGCATGGCCGCGGTCATTGGTTCCATTACTGCCTCCGTCCTTAGAAGTAGTTTTTACCTGAGAAAGGCGATTCGCCGGGCATGTGCAAGACGCCGCCATAGTTGAGAAGATTGTCGAAACGTTTCTGGCACACTTCCGCTGTGCGGGTACAGCCGGGATAAAGATAAACCGTGTCCCCTTCCGAAAACCCGTCGCTCATTCCCATTAACGTTATAGCGCTGCCCGTGTGTGCCTCGATGCCGCGGCGGTCTACTCCTCTTCCTGCTCGGTTCCACTCAATGAAGCCGCCAGCGAAATAGCCATCGCCATATACCGAAAGGTCGGTAGACAGCACCACGTCACCTTTACCGAACGACAGCACAGTCGCTGTGACGCGATATTTCGCTTTGTCCACGAGACAGCCCGTGTCGTACAGGGCGTAAGGGCAAGAACGCATCCAGGAGAGACGAAGCCCCATCCGGTCCATCGTGGCCGAGAGCGTGACGAGCGAAAATTCGACCGTCCCAGGAGACGGGAAATCGACCTGTGCAACGTCACCAACGTACGTAAGAACCACGTCGTCAGAGTCGTCGTGTTTTTTGAAAAGGGAAACTGTCAGCGGTGACGCTGGGGGCGTCCCGAGGTAGAGGGCTGCGACCGGAACGGATGAAGCCATCGAGAGCTTCATCGCGTCCGCTTGCGTTTCACCCGACTGTCGGATGCCGTCGTCCATGATCGGCTGCGGCTCCCAGGTGTAGGAGCGCCCGCTCAAGCTCGCCGACACGGGGGCGTCGGCGGAGGTATACCGCCACGATAGCCCGTTCATCTCGAAGAGATAAAGGAATACCGGGCGACCTTCAAAGTTTGACGACTCGACTTCCTTGTACGAGGCCATGATTACTCCTTAGAGTAGTTTCACGAGCCGCCTGTCGTCGAGTGTTCGGAGCATGATCGAGAACGACGACACGCCGTCACTATCGGTGTGCCGTTGGATCTCAAACGTATCTGTATCAAGCCGCCCCACGCCCATAAAACAGATCATCCTAATCTTGTTTCGCGGTGTGTTTTCCATGCGGTCTTCCAGATATAGCCACTCCTCATTCCCTGATATGCGGCTCGAAACTACTGTGTTAAACAGGTAGGTTCCGTCCGTCAAACATACCATAATCCCGCGCCGGATGTCCTGCCGAGCACCGATATAGCGGGCGTAACCCACCCGCTCGACGACGATTGCATTATCCGCTGCAGATACATCGCGGGTAAGGACCAGGTCGTTATTTAACGTCGGGATATGGACGGCCTGCTGCTTCCCTCTAAGCGCCCATAACATCCGGCGGTAAACTTCCATTTCAGCCCGTCCGCGCGCCATCAGCGCCCAGCGTTGGGTCGATTGCGCTTGCCCCCCGACGTCCGTTATCTGCATCAGCCCGACTGCCCCATCAAGGGAGAATGTTTGTCGCTCGATGCCCCATTCGATAGAGTCGCGCCAGTTGGGCGCCAGGATCAGCACCGGATAGCCCGTGCGCGGGTGTTTCGGAAGCATATCAAGGTCCCCGTCCCGCACTTCAGGTGTGCGCTGCGTGAAACGGATAGACCAGGTCGCCACATCGGAGGTGATCTGCGATATCGAGGGCGTTTCCAGGATTGACGCCGCGCGCACCGGGAAGACGAGGCTCCCACGCGGCCAGTCATTTACGAGCGTCTCCTTCAGGGTCATTTCGGTATCAGTCAGCTCTGTGAACTCGACTAGTTCGTAGATGAAATCGTCATTTGGATCGCGGATAAGCGCCAACGTATCGTTAGCGAAGTCCTTCAGCTGGAAGTCGGCTTTCAGCGTCACCGTACCTTGCGGCGCGGTTGCCTCCAGCACTGTTTTATCGTGCCAAATCGGGAGAACCATTTCCGCCGTCCCCATACCTGCAGTCGTCAGGTCCAGCGTCCGGCGGCGGATATCCCACTCGCTAAAAGATGCCTCAAACGTGCGTCGCGGGTTACGTCGAACGGAGCGGCGCTGCTCCGCGCCCGACTCACTCGTCAGCACGACTGTGTACCATTCCAGGCGCTCGATAACCCCATCGTTCCAATCAGGCTGTGGGAGAAAAACAGGCATACGGAAACGCGGGTCTGTGGGTAGCTCCGGGGCGGGTCCAATATCCGGCGGCGCATCAGGGTCGGCGACCCAATCATCCGGCGTAGACACATACTCCGGCGCCATATTGCCGTCTTTGATAAATTCCCACGCGATATAGGACGGGGTATCCGCGGGGACGTTTTGGTACATCACGTCGATGCGGTGATAACCCGCCTCAACAACAAACGTCGCGGTTGCCGGAGTAACCGGGTCGTTGTAGCCCCCGGCGAACGTCAGTACCAGCGTGCCGTTCACACTGATAGTCCCGTTGTCGTCTACTGCAGCATTAACGGTATATCGGCCACCGTCCAGCCAGAGATATCGCGACAAGTAGTAGATCGTGTTCTCCGGCGCGCGGTCTACATCGTCGTGAACATACAGGCACCACGCGTTATGAAGTGCGGCAGAGACGGCGGGTCGCCGTCCCCCCTCTTTTGTCCCCTTAACTATGTTTTCTGGCATCCTTGCCTCTATTTTGTCAGTGATCGTAACGTCGGGATGTTGCGCTTCAGGTGTTGGATAACAACACGCTCGCCTTCAGCTCCGGCCAGGGCGTCGGCGATACGAGACTGGTCGTCTACCAGTACCACCCGCGTATTGCCACCATCACTCTGCTTGCCGCCATTGAGAATGTTACGCGGGTCGTCCCGGGTCAGCACCTCTTCTCCTTTTTGCAGGATGGACGGCACTTCGTCCGGCTTCAGCCCGGGGAGTCCTCCGGTGTGAAACTTTTGTGCCCCCGAGAAAACGGACGCCGGAACGCTGCGGCGCGCCTGTGCGCCGGAGTTATGCCCGATAACCGACCCCGTATGTGATACCGTTCCGCCAACCATACTCGCCGCTGCCGAGCCTATCGCGCCCATCATTCCGCCACTCCCCGCATAACTCGAAAGAGAGTTTAAGACCATCTGTTTCAGAATCGCTTGAGCCAGTTGCAAAAGCAGATCGGAGAAAAATTTCATCACCGTAGTGGTGAGCGAAGACCATAAATCACCCCAGGTTTTCGTCTGTGAAATAATCCCCGCCAGGTTGTCACGCGTTTGTGTTAATCCATCATTGAGCGCGGAAAGTCCGCTGTTGAGCGTGATACTCCCCATCTCTGTTTGCAGCGCGCTTGTGCTATCTGCGGCTTTTTCCATCTCCAAACGGACTTGCTGGATGTAAGCGAGATACTGCTCTACCTGTGCCGGGTCTAAGGACTCTTTATACTTGCTTATGAACGCCGCGAGCGCGTCAGTCGCCTTATTTATATCCGACACCGCCCCAGCCTGTATGGCCTTGTACTGCTGCTCGTAGTTGTCCCCGGTAACGCTTGGGTCGCTCGATAATAGACGGGCTTTAAGAACCTGCAGCTGTGCGTCGCGAATTTTCTTCAGCTGCTCGATATCTTTTTTACGCTCATTCGCTTCTTTCCGGCGCTCCGTCTGCCGTGCGTACTCCTCGG